ACTAAAGTTGATGAACTAATAAACTTACTTCTTGCCATTATCTATTAATTGGTACACAATTAGGAACTCTCTTACCATTCTTCACTTTAGTTCCATACATTTCATATCCTGATTGACAAGGAGCTTTTAGTTCATGTTGCTCACAAGGCATAAACCATTCCTTACCTTCAATCTCATGCATATGATAACCTTCACATCCAATATTCATTGCCATTTCTTCAGCTTTTTCAACAGAAGAATATGCTAATCTATCATCTATTATTGCAAAGTCATCATCAACTACTACAGTTTCAAGTTCTAACTCTCCTAATTGTCTTAGTTTGTTTCTACTCCAACCTAAAGCAGCTAACCCACCCCATAACAAGTATGATATATTAGCACATGCTTCACTATCACTTTCATTCTTTCTGTATTGATCTTCAGCTCTAGACAAATAGCTATACATTCTTTTAATTGTTTCTACTGAGATGTTCTTCTTTTGTGCTAGTTGTGTTGCTCTGATCTTACCAACATCAGTTGCACATTTATTATTTATCTTTTCATTTAACTCAATTCCTTTTTTAGCATTATTTGCTACTCCTTCAGGATAATCATTAAAGCTCTCTAATGTAACTTCTTTGTCATCTATAACATTCTCTATTTCTGATAATAGAAACTCTGCCTCAAGGTGTTCTAATTCACTTAGAAAGTCATTCATCTTCTCTTTAGGTCTTTCAGCTTTATCAGCAAAATAGCCTTCTATTGAGAAACCTTTAACTACTCCTTCTTTTACATAGTTCTTCCATACTTCATCAGAATCTACTCTAATTGATCCCATCCATGTACCTACTGGAACATCTTTAGTATTTTCATACAATCTACTCTTATCATATACCTCATCTTGAACTATCCAACTCTCTACAAGTGTTAATCCTTTTAAACTATACTGATGTTCTAGTGATGCATTTTGTTGATTGCCTTGTTTAAGATACATTTGTGATGCCTTCTCTACAGTTTCATTAGAAAAGTATATATAGTAATCTTCATCATCTCCTTTTCTTAAGATTGGTTTGTTAGGAATTAAAATAGCACCTAGTAGTAGTCTTTTATCTTTTGAAACTTCTGCTAATCTTATTTGCTCATCTTTTAATGCAACAAAATTTGACTGTATTGCAGGATTCTCTACAATAGAAATAGCATCTACTCCATTGTATTCAGTTTCCTCATCTAATATCAATTCTATAATCTTCATATTATTATAATCTTTTATTTTGTTTATTTATTAAATTCCTGCAACCATTACTCTGTTTCTTGCAAGTTCCTGAGCAGTTGTTACTTCTTCTGCAACTACAAATGCTTGAACTGGCTGATTTTGTTGTTGTCCTATAGCTGATGCTAATTGATTAATTGGTGATGCACCTACTACATTAAAATCAGGAGCAGCTAATTGAGGTACTGGAGCTTGTTGTCCTCCACCACCTGCAGTAATACCTCCAACACTTAGAACTGGTATTTGTGTTTGTGTTATAGCTTTAATTTGTGCAAACCCTCCTGCTAATACTAATGCCATATCTGCAGCCTTTTGAAAAGGTGTAACACTTAAAGGATTTTTTTGAACATCTGCTGCTGCTTGATATGTAGATATTAATGCATTTGCTATAGCTAGAGCTTTTGCTGCATTTGATCCTTCTGCTGCTAAACCTATTCCTAAAGCTATAAATTTAGCTGCTGTTGAAACTTTAAACTTTTCACCTTCTTCTACAATTTCACCAGTATCATCTTCACTCTTTTTTGTAATCTCTGCAATAGCTGCAGCTTTAGCTTCTTCTAATCCTATTACATCACCATCAAACTTTTTAGCTTGTTCTATTAAAGCATCATATCTTTCTTGAGCTTTAGTAACTAATAATGCTGTTTTTTCTTCTTCACTAATAGCTAATGCCTCTCTTTGTGCTAATGTAAATGCAGCTTCATCATCAAGTTCTTTTTGTTTATCTGCATCAGCCTTATCTTGATCAGCTTTCTTTAATGCTTTTTCTTCATTATTAAGAGCTATGATCTGACCAGTAACCTCTTTCTGTTTTGTAAGTCTAGCAGTTTCTAGTGTTATTAGTTCTGCTTTTAACTGTGCCTCTAATTCTAAATCTTCTTTAGTAGATCCTGATAGTTTATTTTCTTCTTGAATTACATTAAGTCTAATTCTAGCTAAAGCTATTTCTTTATTTGTAATTTCTTCTTCTAATGCACTAGCCTCTTTAAGAAATCCTATTCTTTGTTCTGTTGTGAAGTTTTCTCTATCTACTGCTTTTTCTAAAAGTTCTGCTCTCTCTCTATCTGCTTTTGCTCTATCAACTATTAATTGTCTTTGTAATTTATCACCTCTAGCTGTTGCATCTGCTAACTTAGAAACAATTGCTATCTCCCTTCTTGTTTCTTCTCCAAAATTCTTTACAGCATCAGTAGCTTCTTTGAAACTATCTTTAACTCCATTCATTGCCTTTTCAGCTCCTTCAGTATCACCTCTAAATTTAGCTCCTAAATATTTACCAACTCCTAAAATTGCATTTCCAAAACTAGCCATTATATCTGTTACATTCCCTACAACTACACCAATCTGTTTTGTGATTTTTATAAATTTATTTTGTCCTTCTTCTGAACTTGTAAAGGCTGCTGCAACTGCTGCTATTCCTGCAATTAGTAATCCTATTCCTGCTGCTTTAATTGCTTTACCAAATGTATTAATGCTTTTTATAGCACCAATAATAGCTTTCTTTGCATTTTTAAAGCCTGAAACCAAGCCACCAGTTGCTTTGTCAGCAGCTCCATCTAACTCCTCCATGTTAGTTTCAACCTGCTTTACTTCTTGGGCAGTTTCTTCTATTTGTTTATTTGCCTCTTTATTATCTGCTTGAAACAGTAACTGTATTTTCTTTATAACACTCATTTGTTTTTATTTATTTCCCAGTTAGCCATCCTCTTAGCAATCTTTAAACCTTTCTTCCAGTTATCAGGTAGATATTTAGAACCTTGTGCAAACTTTATATTGTCAGTTTCACCATTTACTATCTGTAGTAAGTCTATAATGTTCTTTAACATGCTATCTATATAATACTTAATTGAGAACTTTTTAATTTTTTTTCATATTCTTTCTGATCTTCTCCACCATTCCAAATATTCTCTCTCCACCATGAGGTGATTATGTACTTTGAACCATTTGTAACTTCTGTTCCTCCATGTGTCATGTATTCATTGGGATATCCATGTTGTAGATTGTTCCAAACAAGAGCTTTACCTTGTTCAGGTTTAATTTCTTTTTTTAAATGTGGAAAATTTGTAGAACCTCCTTCAAAATTGTGGTTTAAATACAACATAAAGGTGTATGTTCTGTTACCTGATGATAAACAATTCTTATCATAGCTATCACCTTTAAAATAATCTTGATGATCTCTAAAATATTGCCCTACTTCATACCTTTGCCCTTGTAATGATTCACCTTTTTTAATATTCAAACCTAGATACTTAGCTATTTTTCTATGTATTGATTCAACTGTAGGATCATTAGCTACTAAATTAGCAGTATATGATGTTCTTGATAAACTATATTGATTTGCATTCTTACCTGCACCTACTACCATAGACTTTTCAGCATATCTATCTATCATTCTTATTAAATATTGTGCTTCATTAGGATCTATAAAGTTTTTTATCTCTTTCATTATGGACAGTTTAAAGTAAATGATCCAGTTAATGTTTGAGCTGATGCATTCCAAAACCAATAAACTCCTCCTGCTGAATTTGAAATGTACTGGTCAGTACTTAATAGTGTACCACAAGCATCATCTGTATATACTTGTGATGCTGCTGCTAATGTACTTGCATTTAGATACATTGTTCTAGTATTTACCTCTGTACATAAACCTAAAACTGTTGCTGATTTATATAAATTAACAGTAAAACAACTAGGTGCTGATGGTGGAGGTGGAGGTGGTGCTATTGGTACATTTGATTGGCAATCTAAACAGTTAGCTCCTGCTGTTGATTCTGTAGCATAAAAATTAAAGTTAGAATTATTTAACTCTATTGGATTTACTCCCTGATTATTATCAAGCCATCTGTAACATTCAAACTGACCTACTTCTGATATTACCCACCATGTTCCTATTGCTTGTGTACTAGATACATTTATAACAGCTCCAGTAGGATCATCACAAGTAATGAACCTAGCATAGACTGTGGTTACAGTAGGTGGTACTGGTGGCACAACTGGTGTTAGACAGTTGTTTCCTCCATCTGATGCAACAACACCAATTTGAGATCCATTAGCTAGAACATCTGTTCCTACTACTTGGTATCTATCTCCTCCTTGAATTGTAACAGTATCATTAACATTTAAATTTAAATCTGCAGCTCTTTGTAGTGATAAGTAACCAGTTGATGCATCAGCACATCTAGATAAAGCATAAAATTGTGTACTTGAGTCTATAGTTGGACAACCAGTCTGACCAGTATCTGTTACAGTTCCAACATCTGCTAAACCACCTCCTACTGTTCCAGTAACTGTGTAAGGCTGACCATCAGGAGCTTGAACTCTATCTCCATTACTTAATGAGATGTCAGTTGTAAATTGACCAGTCCTATAACCAGTTTGATTTGTATAACATTGTGTCAAAGTATAATACTCAGGACATTGAGTAGCAGTAGATGTTGAAATATTAACCCCAGTTCCACTTGTTGTTGTTCCTAAAACTTTATAAAGAACACTAGGTGTTCCAGTTTCTTGAACCATATCATTAACATTATAAGACACCTCTAGAGTTGTTTGTGTTGATATGTAACTAGTATTACCAGTTGAACATTGTTGTAAAGAATAGTACAATGTTTGAGTACATGGTGTTGCAGGACATCCTAATTGATTCTCACTACTAACAGCTCCAATCTGTCTGTCTGTTGCAAAAGTAGTAGGATCAGTTGTAGTTGAATTTACAGTATAACAAACACCATTAGAATCTGTTACAAGTGATGCATTTGCAGGTGTTGCATTTTGAGTTAAGCTAATATCATCAGTTGTTGT